AATCAAGATTACGAAGTCCACGACACGTTCCACAAAAGCAATCATGTCACCCTTGACTTGATCCATTGAGATTACGGCAATAGCACCTCTAACATCCTCGCTACCAGTAACCTTTACCCTAGCTCCAATGGTAGGACTATCCAAAGCCATCTCACCATCGGGAGGGATGCGGTCATTATAGGCAATCTTGGCTTGAAACTTGTCTACCTGCTCTAGGATAGCATCGAAGGATGAGTTAATGCGGTCAATGAGAGGACGGATTACGCTAATTGTGCTAATTGGATACAGCCTATGCCCATGCTTATTAAACGCTAGTTCCTCGTATTGCCAACCCCCAAGGTCATAGACAGAATGCTCATGCATCAATACTTTGGTCTGCGTCTGAGTAGCAGCAAAGGTAAGCACAGTAATCCCTGTGGGGGAATCAAAATTCTTATAATGTACCTCCCAAATATCAACGGTCTGGAAGTCCTCTATAAAGGTTTCGGGGATTCGGTCAGAATCAATTGCTTCGGCTGTTAATTCATGTTTGGCTTGACCATAACGCCTATCGCGTTTAATCTCTCCTAGGGTTCGACGAATGCGTTGGGCTACCCATCGAGCATCAAATATGTCGCGAGCACGAGGGTCTTTGACAAAATCGAACGGGCTAATCCATTGGATGTAAGGGTGTTCAGAACGGATGGATTCTTCTGCTTGGACTTGCTCAGGTTCAAGATTGATTGGCTCAGGTTTTTTAAGACCCAGCCCTTCCAAAACCTGATTTACTCGGGTTTTCATCTTATCGCGGAGTTTCTTTTTATCCTCTACTTCGGTAGGCAAGATATCTTGGCCGAACTCCGTGGCATAACCAATCTTAACAGCCCCCAATGCCAACACATACCCATCGAAAGTGGCAAGTTGGCCTGTTTCCTTGATGCGCAAGAGAGGATTGCGCAAATCCCTGTTGACAAGCTCGCTGACATAGAAGGCATCTTCCCCTGCGGTATCTGACCTGAACTCTGGGGTTGCGGTGACACGAGGGTTTTGGAAGAAAAGGGTTGGAACTACATTCTTGACTATAGGGAATACGACGTTTAGAGGAGGTTCATAATCTTCCGAGCGAGCACCTTGCTCAAAATAATCAATGTTCTTGCCAGCAAGGGTAGTTGTCGGAGGAGAACCTGGACTTGCTTGGCGGTATGTGCCGAACTCCTTATCGCGGAACTCAACACCAAGGTCTACTTCTGAGCGCCAGCGAGCGAGTTCGTCAGGGGTTAAGCGAATCATACTCCCTCATTCCCTCTCTTACATGGAGGACAGACAAAGTTCGATATTCTGTCTATAGCAACCCTCATCCATACGTGACTACAGCATAGACACACGGCGTTAGCGGGTTTTCCCTTTTTTGAATTGGGATTTGAATGACTTTGCCTCATAATCTTCCTTGGTAATCTGTCCTTTGGGAACATATGCTTTAGGTTTAGGACTTCCTATCTTGGGTAAGGGTTTAATAGACGGATAAAGATTGCTCATTTTGAGGGCTCTACGTAACCTCGGCCTGGGGTAGTGGAACCCTTTTCTATCTTTGTATTAGGAGTCACATCCTTCGCATTCTTAAACTGCGCCCTTCTAGCTAATTCTGCTTCCCTAGCAGGGTTTCCCGATTCCTTTGGCTCACTTTTCTTTCCAAATGCCATTGCTCGCATCCTCCTTCTTTTTAGAATCCGCCATAATATATCGCCATCCTTCTTCCGTTTTTACAGCAAAGGGAATAACTATCTCGACAGGGGATTCCCCACCTTTAATTAAACTTGAAATAGCGCAGAGAAATCTTTGTTTATCAGTGTCAACAACTTTTAGGGTTCGGCGATCAATCGTCCCATCCTTCATACGCTTATCAGGCTTCATTGCCCAATTACAAGCGTCTTGAAATGTCATTACTAATCTTTAGCTAAAAGCTAGTTTTGGCATAGGCGGCCTGTTCCACCTAGGTCTGCGTTGAATTTCCTTCACTTGCTGCTTATACCATATCTCGCGCTCATACCATGCAGCTGAAGAATAGAGAATTTCCTTGGGGGTTTCATGTTGAGTGCCTGCGCGATGGATTTGGATATGGCCTGCGAGGGAATCAACGATGTCATCTTTGGAACCCTTGGGGAATTGAAGCATCTGCATGGCAAGTTTATGATAAACACCCGTCAGGGTTTCTATGGATACGCCTGGAAATTTCAATGCACCGCGTTCATGATAGGGCTGAAGCCCTCGGATTCTAAGTTGTTTATTGGGAAGGGATGAACCTACAAATTCAGTAATGGAAAAGAACCTGAAATTAGGGTTGCGCTCACGTTCCTGCTTATAGCGGTATTCTATATCTCGGCGCATGACCTTTTGGAAGGCGTTGGTTTCTACGCCTAGAACATTCAAATTCCATTTGTGGTGCAGATTAAATATCTCCTCAATTTGGTCTGAAGGCTGCAATCTGCCTGCAATAATGTCAAGGATGTAAAGATTAAGCTCATGGTCTGTGCCTACCACCGTGAGAGCCGCATCATCGCCATCGGTCCGCTCATGTGGAGGGATAGGGTCAAGACAGCAAGAGATGTAGAGTCCCTTTGGAAGCTGGTGGTGCTGATAGAAAGTAAAATCCGAGGATTTGAATATGGCCGTCTCATCATCGATGGGGGAGTTTTGATAGAGGCATGACCAGAGATATGAGCCTTGTTCCCTGCGCTGTTGGGCAAGGAATTGCTGGGTGAGACCGATAGGAGAGAAAGGATATTCTCCGTCTTGCTCTGCCTTCGTGATGAACATTCCAAAGTCCGCATCGTCTTTAAAGTCCGTGATAAGCCTGCCATACATATCCCCAAAGTTCCATCTAGTGCCGACAATGAGCATCTCGCCGCCTGGTCTAAGCAATGATCTTGCGGCTTTATAACACTCATAAGTCTTAGCCATAAGCTCGACTGTGGTGACATTCTCTTTGGTCACAAGGTCATCGAATATGATAATGTCATAGTGGGCGCCTACCTTGCTTGACTCTAAGCCTGCGGTGTCAATGCTCGGTTCAGCATGGGCTGTGCTTCGCTCCTTGATGGTAATAGCTGACTGGTTCCACACGCCCTGCTTAGGATCAACCTCCCAATGGCCGCAGAGTTCCCTAAACTTGGAGTTGGGTTTTAGACCTAGGAGATGATTCTTGATTTCCGTGAGGAATCCTTGGGAGCGGGTTACAGCGTCAGAGTAGATCAAGATTCTGAGGGAATCATTTTTGATTAATCTCCACAGGCTGTAGGCAATAGTGGCAAGGGAAGATTTGAAAGAGTATCTTGGCATTAGGATGAGCTTCGTGCGCTTAGATTGATCTTGGAGGAAAAGACAGAGGTCTTTGTGGATAGGAAGGAGGTCTGTGAATCCTAGCCCTTCGACTGCGAAGGTGAATAGATCATCGCGGATACGGCGAAACCAATTGACTATTCTTAATTTTTCAGGGGAGAGAATGGAGGATTTAAGCTCGGCGAGGAGAGACATTCAGAATTTTGCTATGCGCGGGGGGTGAGTCAGAATTTTTGATACTCGCGCAGGGTGAGGGACTAATAGAAGTATTACTATCCTCCGTCAGTGGGGTGGGGGTCTGTCTACTCCCTCTCTGCTTACACCATGCCAACGCAGCGTCGAGCCTACCAGTAACAGCGTCGATGTATTTTACAGAATCTTCCTTATAGGACATTAGTTATCGACGCTGAGGGTGTATCAGCGACGGTGTCTGATAGTGGTTGCATGATTGGCTGAATTGCAAGACGGCGTATCTCGGTGCGTTCGCCGTCGGTGATGGTCTTAGTCTCTATCTTGTCAGTGATAAGGCCGAGTAACTTCGCGTGTTTAAACACTATCTCAGCGGCGCTGTCATAGTCCTTTGCTTCTTCGGCCCAGCGACGGTATTTTGTGAGATCAGATGAGAGAGAGTCTTTAGTTATAACCTGACTCGCCTCTATCCTAGCCCTAATCTCCGCTTGAATTGACACTAGAGTTAACAAGCGGCAGGACGAAATCTTCGCAGATTGTCTTTTACAGTTGGGATATGCTTCTTGATACGCTTTAATGGGATCGGTAAAACCGTTAGCTTGATATTTATTAACGAAAACTAGGTGTTGAGCGTTATGTATTACCGTGGGGTCTTTGAAACGGCGATACTTCGGCTTGGATTTTGATGAGGTTAATGTCTCAACTGTGGGCATTGATAACAAAACGGGCGCACTGGTTAGAGTACGCCCGAGACGCTAATAGCGAAGCGGTACGAGATATACAGTAAAAGTATAAGCATAGGGTACTTCACAATACAAGCATAATCGTATGAGTCATCGAGATACTTTCCTTTATTTACTGCCTTGATAGTATACGGCAGGGGTTGAGATCGGGCAATCTAGGCCTATCCTAACGCGATATTTTAGAGCAATTGAGGCTAAAATAAGGGGTTTTGGCTAGTTTGACTATCATGCTATATCATTTAAACAAATCTTGACAACATAAGGTAAGGCGATGTATACTTACAGCATGAAACGATACGAGCTACAAACATCCTCGGGTAGAAAAATTACCTGGGCAAAAAATGCTCGAGCAGCAAAACGTAAGGCTGCCAAACATTGTTTAATAGTTAGGAGCGTTAAAAAAATAGGATTACTAGGGTAAGATAAACGGAGCGGAAAAGAGAAGAGGGAGGGAATGAAGATGCCACAAGTTCAAGAATCCATACCAGAAAACGCCGCGATATGTTGGCAATGCGGCGCATGGCTAACCAACGAGGACACTGATTTATGTCCACAGTGTCGTTGGGAAGCTGGGGAGTAACGGAATCTTTAAGGTGTTGGAGGTTATTTCGTAAGCGCCTACAAAGACAAAACTATAACAAATAGGAG